TCATTATTTCTATACTTTGCAACTACCTTATGGGGAAACTGAGTAATGTCAACAACAGTAAATGCAGAATAATCATTTCCAACACCTCTAGCAACGTCTACAGTGATTAAGTAATCGTGATTGCTTAATGGGTCTTCATATACATCTAACCCCGCACTACGTGTCTTGGGGTGGTCATAGACGAAGTTTCTGAGTTTGGATGGTGCTATCAAAGTATCTACCGATCCCAAAAACTCACATTCAAACTCAACTTTAAATTGCTGCTCTGAAGTGTTGGATATTGTTTGTTTCTTCCATTCTTCATCTCTTCCAGGAACTTCACTCCAATGAACATCTGTAAATATGTACTCATTTTTACCTTTTTCAGCATCATGCCACATTCGGTAGAAATGATTCATACCATGTGGGGTTGATACTATAATTACTTTTGTATTTTTACCCGAAGTAATTGTTGGGTATACTGAAGCAAAGAATGAATCTGCAATATGATTTGGGACGAAAGCAAACTCGTCCAAAAATAATATATTGAATGACATACCACGAACTGCAGAAGCAGAAGTAGAAGCAGCCAAGATCTTACTTCCATTTTCAAGTTCCAAAGAACCCTTGTTCCAAGAGATGATTCCCTGTTGCATCCACTTTGGTAGATTTTCATATGCTGTCTGCAGTCTGTCTAAAAGTTCTCTAGCAGTAGCTGCTTTGTTTGCTAGGATACCTATATTTACATTATCATTAAATACTGCATAGTGTAAAAGAAAAGATACTACGGTAGTTGACTTTCCAGTCTGGCGAGGCATCTTACAGATATTGAATCTGTGCTCATGAAAACGATTTACAAGTTTTTCCTGAAATGGATACATTTGAAATGGTTGTAATCCATGATCAAGAGTTACAATTTTTACATAATTTTTTGCAAAATAAACTGGGTCATTCATGCACTTGGAAATCTCAAGAATTTGCTCTTTAGTAAATTCGTGAGTTGTATTTGCCTTTTTTAAAAGTGGATTGCCAAGATATACATCATTTGACATAATAAAAAACCTACCTATTAATTACAATTCCAACGACGAAGTGCTTTGTTAATTCTAGAATCTGGATCTCTTGCTGTCTTTGGAGAAGTTAATTTCGATTTCATTCCCTTCATGCGGCGGCAAAAGTTAGAACGACGCTTTGCTCTTTTTCCTTCTGGATTTTTTTCAGTTACTGCAGTTTGAAGTTTTGAACCGGGATTTTCTCTTCTATAAGCATCAACTGCTTTTTGACTTAATCCATCAGTTTTGTCTTGACGATTTACTTTTTGCCAATCTTCAATGACTTCTGTGGACTCATTCATAGGTTTTACATAATTTTTATCTGGTCCATATTTTGCACCACTACCACCCTGAAATAATGGTTTTCCAGATTCTATTTCTGAGACGGAATGATAAACAACACGAGAACCTGGATAAACTTTCTGTATCTCATCATTTATTTCATTTCTTGTGGGAATTTTCAATTGTGGGAAGAAAATTTTAATTGAATAATATTTACCCCTCCACAAAAGTGTAACCGCAACTACATTTCCTGTTTGTGATTGAATTCTTGATGCCTCATCTATTTTATAAATTACTTTTTCATCTAAATCATTCTCATCACTTTCTAAGTAATCTGCCGCAGTATCAATATAATCTGCTGCTTTTGTAATTTTTGACTGCACCCATGCTTCTAAATTTCCTTCACCCTTTTCAACTTTTGCCCTTAGTCTCTTAACTGCATTCGTAATCGTAGTTAATTCGGAACGTGCCATTGAATATTCTTCATCTTTTATAGAAACTTTATCCCAAACTTTTTCTCCATAAGAGCATTCTGATCTCGTTTCTCTTTTATGGCAAAGTGGACAATACCTCTCTTCTTCGTGCATGTGAGTTTCTTCCGTCTTTGTTCCCCAATTTGAGGCACCAACCTTACGACATTTGACCAATGCTCCTGATGCATACGCACTTGGCCACACACTATAACGTGATTTTACCTTGTTATAGCAAGCATCTTTTTTGCCACTACCTTTATTTGGTTTATCTTTAACTTCTTGTAAATCCATTTCTTCTGTTCTTACGTTAGTTGGTTTTGCTCCACCAGTTTTCTGTGGTTGATTTGGATCTAATCTATTTTTTCTTTTTCTTGCTTTTTCTTCTTCTTCTGGTGAAAGATTTTTTGCCATTTTAGAACTTCCACATTTGGGTGTAGAAGTTTGTCCTGGTTGACGAGCACATGGTTTTCCTGCCCATTTTCCGCCAAGTTGAACCCAACCTTTCTTACCATCCAAAGATTTTGATTTATTAAACCAATCATGAAGACCCTCATCTCCAGATTTTGTTTCTTCATATGCAAGACCACGCTTAGTATGCTTTACTTCTCCTTTTTGTTTTACAATTAATTTTTTTGAAGTTGTTGCGAAGTTTGCCGTTGGATTTTCATCTGGCATCGGTTTTTTAGGGTTATCATAAACATCAACATCACCATCAACATCACGATCAACATATTGAACTGTTGAGTGATGAACTAATTGCTTTAAATCTAAATTAGGATCTAGCTGATGTTGCTTTCCTTTTAGGTGTGGTGTTTTATGAGAAAATCCTTGGTTTTTCATTCAATACTTTTTGATTCTGTTTCTTCACCGTTTGCCCTCTTTTTTCTCGCCGCACAATGAGCACGTTGAGAAAAACCTTTTGGATTTGAGCAATCAATACTCTTCTTGTATTTATTACTCCACTCCTCTCGAAACTCTCTAAATGTCTTCATTTTGAGTTTGTTGCTTTAAAAATTTTGCCAGTTCTGAAGTGGACCCAACAAATAATGCATTATTAACTGTTGTTGGACCCTTTTGTTTATCTTCCTCAATATCTTTTAATTTTTTTTGAAGTTCCATCAGTTTATCTGTAGCATCGGCAACATTTTTTATAAGTTGACCTGCAACTTCATATGCTCTTGGCATTTCACTTTCCTGCGCTAGTTCCAGAATTCCATTAATAGCTTCTTGACCTTTTTCAATTAGAGAGTATAAATTTCCCCTCGTGTATTCATAATCTTTTTTAATATCATTATTAACACTTGCAAAATTATTATTTTCTACCTTTTCTATGTCAGAAATGTTATCCTTATTTGATTCTACCAATTCACAATCTATACTAATATTATCATCTATATCAAAAGATTCGCTTAAATTTTTAAAGTTTTTTGTCATTTTCATGAAAACGATCCACTAAATCCAAAATCATCCCCATCTTCAATTAATTCATTATCTGAACTTGTTATTGATTTAATTTGTGCTCCAGACAAATGTGAAGTGATAGTAGTGCTATCCATTCCCCTTTGAACTGTAATAATGTTTCCGGAAATAAGTTTTACATAAACTTCTTCTCCTTCTATATCTAAATAAGTTCCAGTTGAAATTGAGGATGAATTATTTACTTCAATTAATGTATCTTCAGTTGAAATATCTTTTATTAAAGTTGCAACAACAGTTCCTGTATAATTCTTGATTGCTCTTGGTTCGGATGAATATGTTATTTCTCTTGTCGGTAGATTTGTTCTATCACCAGCAATAAATCCAATAGTAGATTTCTTGATAATATCCTTGGTTGCGGAAGATACTGGACCAAATAGATATGTCTTCACACTAAATCTTAATGTATAAATTAAAACTCTTCTTGAGTTGAAATTATCCTCATAGTCATCCTGCATTGTGATATTCTCTAAAATAACAGGAACATCCCTTTTTTCATTTATATCATCAACCAACTCCACAGTCATAGTATATGCTGGTTGAAAATATGGTAAAATTTGCTCAATAATTTGCAAAGCATCATCATTCAATTTTGACATAATGCTAAGTTCAAATTGCATATTATAGGGAACTGGTAGATATGATTTTTTTGTTTCCGATCCGTCGCTTGATGATTTTACTGTAAAAGTTTGTGTTGTTGTAGCTTTTCTTGTTTGATCATATGTAAGACCAATAAATTCAAATGACATTCTGGGTAATGTTATTTGAACTGGTTTATTCAAATCCGGAGATTGTTCTAATCTAGCTAAAAACTTTTGAGTCGGTCCATATGCAAGTGGGACTTTTATTACACTTTTAACTGAACCAGAATTATCCGTATGCTTAATACTTATCTCGTTGAATAAAGAACCAAAAGAAATTACAGTCTTTCTTAAAATTTGATGGTAAAAATACTCAAACATTTTGTATATCCTTTAACAATTTTTTAATCTAATAATGTCTATTTAGTACTTATGGCATACCAAATGGATTGATTTCACTAAAATCTATAATATTATTGGCTTCTTCTTCAATTTCATCATTGCGGGAAAAACCGTCACTAACAGGGAATGCGTCTATTGTCTTTAAATAATGTGATGCACTTGAAGCAGATCCAACTATGTTTTCTCCCAAAATGAATTCACCAGTAACATTGGAAACTTCTAAAATATTTAAATTTGAGTTCCACGATCTCACTCGTCCAGTTACTCCACTTTGAGATCCTGTAACTAATTCGTTGAATATAAATGAACCAGATGAAATTAAAGAAGGATTTGCTATTTGTATTGTTGGAGGTTCTGTATAACCAAGACCTGCGTTGGTTATATTAATTGCTGTTATAGATCCTGCAGCAGAAACTACTGCTGTTCCTGCCGCAGAAACTGAAGAAATTCCAGTAAAAGTAACCAAAGGTGGATTTGCATATCCAGAACCAGAATTTGTTATTGTAATAATTCCGACGATACCGTCACCTATAGTTGCAGTTGCAGATGCTCCGCTTCCTTCTCCACCAATAAATCTTACCTTTGGCGCTACTGTATAACCATATCCTGGGTCAGTAATTTGCACACTTTGTACAGACTGTGCCTGTGGATTTAAATTATCATTGCAAACTACTATTCCACTAATCATTTTCGCAATCGCCCTTGCAGTTCTTCCTACAAAATTAGAAGATATCCCAACTAAAGGAGTTGATGTATATCCACCACCTCTATTTGTTACCGTTATATATCTGAGACCACCATTAACAATTCCGGTGATTGCACTGGCAGTTGCACCAAGCCCAACCATATTCAATTTTACTATGTTTCCTACTGCAACAGAGTCTTCTTCAAAACTTCCACTTATGTTATCATCAATTTCTTCAATTCCAGTGTCAATCAATTCATCTTCGTAGCGGAACAATTCGCATTTTAATTGATAAGTATATAAACCTTGTAGTTGATAAAATGGTTTTTCATGCTCAACGTATTTAATTTCAAATAATCTGTCACCAAGAGGAAAATAAATCAAGTCTCCCTCTTTTGGTCTTGATGAAAGTTTTATATTTGGTTGATTTTTTATCAATGGTGAAATATAAGTTTTAAATCTTTCTCTTGAAATTATTAAATTTACTTCATTTAATGCTTGAATTCCAAATTTAGATAAAATAGTAGTGTTGTCTCCATAACCTTCAAAATTATCTAAATATGCCTCTATTGGGTATGCACTCTTAAATTCGGACTCAATAAGTTCTCTTATTACTTTTTTTGTTGTTATATAATATCTTGGAAGATAATATACTTCAACGCCATACATTCTAAGTTGTTCATTTATTAAATCTTGAACAAGACTCTGCTCTGTTTTTGATCCTTGAAGAAAAAATGGATTTAGCATTGTTTATCCTATCATATCCAATGGTGGTAATTCATAAGTATTGGACATTTTTTCCATCAAATTATCTATTTCCTTCTGGGCATCATCATACATTTGCCTACCATTTAGTTCAACGCCACCTGGAAGTTTAACTCCAATAAATTTCATCATATTTTGACCCCACTGTCTTTTTATAAGAGATGTTAAATAAGTCTTTAAAAAGGAATCATTCCATACTTTAGAGTATTCGTTGGGATTTAGTGTTGAATAGCAGTCAATTATAAAATATTTTTCACTAGTCACCGATGACCAATCAATATCCAAATACAATCTATCTTGTCTTTTATTAAATCTAATTTGTTTTTGAGTATTTAATAGAAAATCCAAATCTTCTAGGTAAGTCTTTACCATAGAATAACTTAAAAGTTCTGTTGATCCCCAATAATAAATGTCGTTCAAAAATAGTTGATACTTAACACTAAACATATTGTGTGTTATGGTGTTAGAACCATCAAAAGTAAAAATTTTATTTACACCAATAACATTGGATGGAACTTGAAGGTAGTTACTGTTCTCTTCATAAGAAAAAGTTACCGAAGTTCCTACTATGTTAGTTGTTGCTGTTGTTGTTACAATTCCAACAGAATTGTTATTTAGTCCCCTAGACCTTCCACGAGCAATATCATCTTCAGTTACTCTATACTTATAAAAAGTTGGATAAACCCCATCAAAATGCCTTTCTTGGAAGAACTGAATTGCATCATCAACCAAGTCATCTATTTGCTCATCAGCTACATTAATTTCTAAAACTGGCGCTCCCAGTTTTCTTTTACAATAATCTATTAGTTCTTGTCTAGTAGATGGTTGCGCCATTTATTTAACCCTTTGAAATATTTATTAATTGGAAGTAATCAGTTGCGATACAACTTCTTGTTGCTTTAAATATAACTTAAAATAACATTTTGCAATATTTTTTGCATCTTCAATATTATCTATATTATCAATCTCGGATGCTACTTTAAAATATTCAAAACTTTTACTCAAATTTTCTAGTTCTATGTTGTCTGGGTTCATTTTGCCAAATTCCTCAATAAAGTTTTAATCTCATTAATATCATTTTTAATATTATTCAAATCATTTTCAATATTCTGAATCTTTTTATCATCTTGGTCTTTTAGTTTTCTCATTGATAAGTATTTTTGATATTCATTCATATTAGTGTTAATAATGCAATTGGTTTCCAAATCTCTTATCAAATTAACATGACCATCTACTTTAGCATATCTCATAATTATGCAAGAGCAATAACTCTTAGATTCTTTATCCTAGGAACATAAACTTGATTTGTTGAGGTTCCAATTAATTTTATTCTAAAATGTCTAAATGAAGGTAAATTATCTATTGTAAATGCATGTTCTCTATAATCAACCGATATTTTTTCGGATAATGATGGAACTATGTAATTATCGGAAAGACCGTCATTATTTTCTGGATTTATAATCTCCATATTGGAATCCAAGTTCATATAACCGGGGAATGGTACAAATATTGGCGCAAAATTTGGATTCTCACCAATAGCATAGAATGCTCTTATATTTGAATATGGATTTGTATGTGCATCTAATATTATTTTAATGGATGATGCAGATGCCTCAAGTACAATTTCCTTACTTACGTATTGGAATGCAGTCGGATCTTCTACTATGCTATTTACACGATTATCTGTAGGATAATCCAAAATTACATCATTAACTTTATTTGATGACAATATAGTTGATACTGATTTTTCATCTATTGTTGGGCTTATTGTAGGTGTCGTCGATGACAAGTACAGTCTTAAAGATAATGATTTTTCTCCAGATAATCTTAGCGTCTCATTTAGATTTGAGCATACTATTCGAGAAGAGTCTAAATAATTGTTCTCATTTATTGTCACTGGTTCATATCCATTATCAATAAATGAAACTTCATTACCACTCAAACTCTTACCGGTAGTTGTTCTAACTTCTGCTGAAATAGAAGTACCATTTACTGTTGTATTGACAACGTTTGGTTGAATAGATTCAAAATGAATATTTTCAGAAGCTCTTATATTTTCTCCACCATCAGATTTAGATTCGTCAATGAACAATAATGGCAATCCTTCTGATTCATTACTTCTATCAATGCCATTTAATGAAGTATCAATCTTAATGTGATAAGAGTCAAAAGATATTGGATCTGATATAATAGAAGTATCTACATCTGATAATAAATGAGATTTGTTAATTCTTCTTAAAGAAATACCATTTAATT